AAATTTTACTTGTCCACTATTATAAGTAGCCATTCTTTTTTCTCCTAGTTATTATTTTAATACATTCGTTCTACCTCCCGCTCTGACTATAGAATCCCACATCTTATCAGCATCATTTTGTTTTTGTGCTGGTTGTCCTTGTAAGACCCCTGCAGAACGAGGAGCGTCTTGTGCGGCTCTCACCGCATCTACGGTATCAGTATTTGTTTGACCAACCCCACTGACATCTCGATACAATTTCACAAGATTATTAATTCCAACGGCTTCTTTAGGCTGAGTGGTAAACTCTAAAAATCCCTTAATATCAGTATCTGACATCTTATAGGTATTTCTAAGTTCATTCACGGTGTTATTAAGATGCATTTCTGTCTGCATCTTAGCCTGTTGTTGAGCCATTTTCTTAGATACTACTTCATTTGCCATATGTTCCATTTGATTTTTTACATATTGACTGGAAGCAGAATTATCTTCTGTAAATGCATCCCAAGGGTTGAACTCGTCTTTGCTTATACCGGGAGATGATTCTTGTCCACCTTTTGGACTTGCAATGTTTTCTTGTAATGTTTGAACCAAGTCAGGTCTCGACTCTAGTAGATTTACTAAAGGTTCGTATTTTTTCAAGTCTTGCAATTCCGCTTGTGAGCGGTCATACATTGACTGAAACTTACGCACCTCTGCTTCATCGACCAAAGCCGGTTCTTCTTCGGGAACATTTGCAACCTGTTCACCAGATTGCTCTACAATAACACCGTCCATTGATGTACTTTCATCTCCATACGCTGTAGCTTCGACATTCGCCTCAATTTGTTGTTCTAACGATTCCATTTTTTACTCCTTTAAGATGTCTCTAGGTATTTTGAGTAGAACCAGTTGCCTTATCAGCCTCTCGGTTGATTCGGTTTGCTAATTTCTCTACTTCGAGCTTCACCTCTGTTTCAAGTTTATTACGTTGTACTCTTCTATCCGCCTTGGAATCAGAATTAACTTCGGAAAGTCGTGATTTGAATTTCTCAACTTCCACTCTCTTCCTATCCTGAACGGACTCTCTTTGGGCTGTTTGCAAGTCTCCCTGCAAATTCTTTAACTGACCTTCAAGGGCTTGTATCTGTTGCATCATTTGTTCTTTTTCATCTGTCCGTCTCATGATGCCCTCTTTGTCAAAAATTTCTGGGTTCTTTTTTAAAACCTCGTACTTATCAACAATTCCTAACTGGAACGCCTCTAAATAAACACTCAGTTCTGCCCATTTATTTGTAGGCATTGATGAACCGGGTTCAATTCTTATATCGTGTTGTTCAATATGATACTTATCTTTCTTTATATCCACTATCGCACCTGATGTGTCTGAATAAAAATTAACCATTACATCGGTCTGGTCATTGTTAGGTTGAACTAAACGAAACATTTTTTTATAGCTATAGTGACCTTTTGCTAAGTTGTATACAACCTTTCCCAACCTATTAATAGAAAACTCAATATCTCTCAACTTAGACTTTGGTCTTTCACTGCCCAAGGCAATCATTCTTTCTGTTCCCCTTACGGTCTCAGGTGCCTTGTCAGAAAATCCGTGCATCATCTCAGGCAAGCCAAAGATAAAGTCAATGTAAAATTCACATTGCTGTATCAGTTTATAAAATTCACCAGCAAGTGGTGAGGGCTGTGGATAGTGTGGCTCGCCTTGAGATGAATCTACTTCTATAACAGCATTAGGGTTAGCCCAATCCTGTTCTAATTGTGATATGTCATCAACGCTACCAAGTGGTACCAATAATTTTAATCCTGCAGATGCCTGTGCGTGAGAAAGTGCAAGAGACCATAGTTTATTTAAAAGCCTTTGCATTGGTCTGGCTCTAGATATGTCTGACTTAGGATAAGGTGTACCTGTCCAAACATTTGGAAGAGGAACTATTGGATATATATCTGAATTCAAAACATCCTCATACAGAACTATCTCTCCTAATGTAGCACATACTTTTACCCTTGTCTGATAAACTTGTGCAATTTCTAAAAACCCCGCTTCTAAAACTTCTTTATTTTCTGCTGAAAATGTCACAAACTCTTCTTCTGACAATACAAGTTCTTCTCCGTCTTGAGTATTGATAACGTGGTAAAACGGTACCTTGACCTTATAGAATCTTTCAAGTATTTGATACTTTTTAACATCCATATAGTCTTTATCTTTTACTTCTGCTGGAGTAAAGACCGTCATTGAATTCTTATTTTGAGAAGATGGATAATCGTCTCCATTAATATCTGAATACTCAGAAATACTATGGATTAAACCTTCTGTCACCTCACCAGTTATCGGGTCAGTTACATCATCTAATTCCGGATAAAGGTTGATGACCTGTTCACCTGTTAGAATTGTAGATATAATAACACCGTCAGCATCATCGTACCAACGATTTCTAGATGAAGGAGAGACGTATACCCTAAAAGGGTCTAGATAAGTGAACTTGACATCACCTTTTCCAAAATCTGATTCTCTATCAATATAAGCATAAAGATAACCCATTCCTGTAGTGGCATAATCATGTATTGCTTGTTTCATTTGAGAATCACCATCTGATATTTGCCATATGTATCCTACAATAGTTCTCCATACACTGGCAACTTTAACATCAGAATCTTCTCTTGGGGTTATTGTAAATGCTGGAGGTCTTGCTGTTAATACAGCTTTAAACTTTTCAACTGCCGCCGATGTCCTATCCATAGGTACATCTGCCTGATTTCTAGATTGCAACTCGTCTGATTCATCAGATGTAAAATGATTGCCAAGAAAAAAATCAATATCCTTACGAGCTTCTTCTTCCCAGTCAACCCTTGCATCTCTCCAGTCTCTAAAGAGTTGTTCGTTATATTCTGCTCTTGAATCTTTTTCTATTTTCGCCATTTACTTTGGAAGAGGTGGTCTATTTAAAATCGAAGGTGGAAACTGTAAAGATTGATTATTTTCTATATAAGGTAGCGTCTGCAAAAAATCAGACCACTTCTCACCTGAAGAATTTGTTTTTTCTTTAATTAAAGGCATACCACTCATACTTCTTCCAAATTCAACAGGATTGTATATTTGCTCTTCTTTTAATTTTTCGATTAACTGCTGAATTTTTATTTTATTTAATTCTTCTAAGAATTTTTCTTCTTGTTCGGGAGTAGGCATTGGTTCCGTTGCTGGTTGCATCCAAGCATCAGGAATCCCTCTTTCGTCTCCAAATTTTTTACTTATAACACTGCGATTATATATTGAAGGGTTAGCCATTCTCATGTCAATCTGTAATGGGTCATCGTCTTTTACAACGTCACCATTTTGATAGCCAGTTAAACCACCTTGTTGCTTTTTCTCATATGCTCTTTTTGCCCTATCTAATTGGTCTTCATAGGTAAATTCCATGTCTGGATTATAAAAACCCGCTATGGGCTTGTAATAAGCCTCTACATCAGCAGTAGTTGGATTTCTTGGAGGAGGAAGTGGCACACTCTCAGCAACCGTTCCCTGCTCACCCAGAGCCTGCGGAACAATGCCATATAAGAATTTATTAAAAGCATCAACTCTATCCCTTTCTTTAACTAATCTATTAATTGCTTCTCTTTCTTTTGCATCAGAGTTTTCAAACTCTAAAAGGTTATCCGTATCGTTGCCAGAAGCGGGATAATAATACACCCTTTCAGCATTTCTCATATCTTGAGGCACCATTGCTTCATAAGACCTTTGCCTTTTATTTGCACCAGACAACATTGATAATAATCCAGATAATAAACCTTGTTTTTCTACACCGCCGCCATTTTCATAGCCCGGCACTACATTACCACCATTAAGCATTGGCTTCATATTCGATAGCTCCGCTTGGGCAATCAACGCATCTATATTATCGTGAGCGGCATTATCTGATACCGCATTTAACTTTCTTAAAAATGGTAATCCTAACATTTTTGCTGACTCTCTTTTAATTACAAATTCACCGGGGGTTAATTTTGCCGGTACTGTATCGGTTGTTCCCGCCATTACTCTTTTATCTCCACGTGCACCAAGTCATCAAATCCATTATCTTTAACCTCACCATCAGAATCCCAATCTCCACCCCAACGAACATTGACACCTAGCTGTTTTCCAATTCCTCTAATCATGCCACCCATATAATGAAACCTATCTCGGTCTTTCCAATCAACTGGATATGGAGCCAAATCAACAGCTTTTCCATCCATATGCTTTGAATACCTTACTTTGGTAGCACCTTTCTTTAATAATTCTTCTTGCCGTTTTGCAGTTCTTACGCCTTCGATTATCGTTACATCCATTATCTTAATCAATTCATTAAGAACATTGACCAATTTACTGTCCACGCCCTTTAGACGCTCTTTTGACCTTTTTCCGAACTTAGGCATTGGTCATATTATACATAATAAGTTAATAAAAATACAATAAAAACATTGACTTAGTTCACGCTTTTGCACCAGTCATCCAATTATACGTTTTTTTCATTCTGTATAAATCAAAATCTTCTTGTTTTCTTTCAATGTCGTTAACGTCCATCTTGTCTGTTTTTGGTGCTTTAGCAAAATAATCAGCGTAATAGAGACCATCAAGTAAATCATCGTTTCTTGGCTTTGGGTGCTCAAAGAACTCATCTACAATTTCAGTCATATGTCTATAAATATATAATTTTTTTGAGTTTACAATCTGCCCAAGAGCTGTTTCAAGTCTATCTTCTTTCTTTATCCTCGCTGGTGGCTTGACTCCCTTGAATAGTCCGGGCATTAATCTTTTTTCTTTAGCAGACATTCGTGTTACCATATCTCTCACCATCTCTTGTGCCGCTACTGTTTCAATGGTCACACGTCTTACAGGGCTATATTTCTTGGCATATTCAATTATTTTTTGAGGAACATCAAAAGCTGGAATTCTTTCTCTGAAATAATCAAGGATATATCTATTATTATTTGCATCTATCCCCATAACCAATATAACTTGAAAATCAGATGTCTCACTTGCGGTAGCCGCTAAATCCACGCCAATATACACATTAACCGGAATAGCATCTTGACCCTCTATGATAAAAGGCATTTTACCCCTAGTCTCAAAATGACCATTGTAATATTGTATCCTATCTATCTTAAATGCGGCATTGGTAACATCTCGAGCATCATTCATATACTCTTGAGCGAATTTATTAACAAGACCAGCCTCGATAAACTCACGTTTCTTTGCTTGTAATTTTTTCTCAGAAAATTGAGATTCCCATAGTGGCTTACCATCTTCGATAGCTCTATAAAAATTAACATCCCAAGGGTAATGCCTCTTGTCTTTTACGGATTTCTTCCATCCATCATAGGTCATTTGCAAATAAGAATCATAATGAACAATCGTACCTGATAACCATATCCACCCTTCATTTCCCGGTGTTTCTTCTAATGCAGGATACACAGTAGATACAATCCATTTTTTAATATCGGCTCTACGTTCTGGGGTCTTTGTATTCAATTCCGACTCGAAATCATCAAGGACTATTCCTGTATATCGGACATCTACTTCCGCACGACCCCTTAAACGCTGTGACGTGCCCTTCGCAATAACTCTATCTCCTTTAGGAGTGACCAAATCTTTTTCTGTCCACCGTTTTCCAGCACTTCCTCCGTCCATATTGCCAAAATAATATTTAATCATCTTATTGTTTTCAAAATGATGGCGAATATATTTTAAATGGTCAATAGCCTGACTCTGTTCCTCAGATACCCAAGCAATAAAATGCTGGTCGTCTTCAGCCGCAAAACAAAGTTTATGCATTATAGCCGCTTTTGCGACCACAGATTTACCGTGACCCCTAGGAATAATGTTACATATTCTAGCACCGGGGGCGGTATCAATCATCTTTTTAGCCATTTCGTAGTGGAAGGGGGCAGATTCTGACTTCTGCAAAAAATCTTTTGGTAAAAACGCTCTACCAAAATAAATAAGGTTATTAAATGATTCAGCAAGAACTTTATCTCGCTTATTCATTTCTTTTGGACTTGGGTTTATATTAAAAGAAGCTTTGTCCATTAAATCATTGAATAAAGATTTTGTACAACACCACCACCTTGAAACCCCTTATGTACTTTCTTTAAATACTCTTTAGGTATACCGCCCTCAAACCAAGTTTCTCTTCTAAATGGATTTGCTGATTTTATATTTTCTTTAAATACTTTATTAGGCACATCAAACTCTAAAAGCATCCTTTCACCCTTTTTTCCCAAGTTAGCATAGCTCAAAGCTTCTTTTTTAGATTTACTAGCCCAAGTGCCAAGTCCTTTTATGATTGAAGGAAGATATTTTCCATAAAACCCTTCAGGGTCTACAAAAGGAGCACCACCTGTTCGATTAACTAAATAATCATCCATCTCTCCTTTCATTCTTTTTAATAATAGGTTAGGAGGAGATTTATAACTACCCTTTTGAACCATTTGCCCTTTAACCCACTTGGGAACACCTCTAAATAGCTTTACACCAGCACCTATAGGCAGTAAACCTTCCGCAAAATCTCTACTAAGAGCATCTGCGGTAACCCTAGGGTCTTCTGGTTGCGTACGCATAACTCCAGTTTGAGCAAATTTATTTAACTCAGCCTGTAAAATAAGACTATCTATGTTGTTGTGAGCATTGGTGGATGCGGGTGAGAAAAAATTATTTGATGTTTCAGGCATTACGCTTCCGCAATTCCTTGGTCATACAGGTCAAATTCTCCAATATCTACCATTTTATCCTGTAAATCAAAGACGCTATCACATAATTCACACATCCAACCATCTAAATTATTGCTTTTGTCTACAATAGGCATCTTATTCATCACATCTCTACCCATTAATTGAGAATCACAAGCGGGGCAATGAACCGTGCCACATATCAATTCATTCAATTCGTGCTCAGTTGCAAACCTTATTGGTACTAATACGCTATTCCTTGACACCGGCTGTCAACTCCCCTGTTTTAAATGCATTTAATTTTTCTTGACTAAACCCTGTAAACTCTTGAATTAAAGCCAATGATTCTGTTTTTTTCTCAGTATTTAACATTCCTGATATTTTCATTAAGGTCTCTAACGCTCTTAATTTGTCAGAATCACGTGCTTCTCCATTGTCAACAACTTCTTTTGTTTGTTCCAATAGATATGTCTTTGTTATTCCGGTATCACTTAGTAACACCTCTAGTTCCTTGTCTATCAAATTCATCACCTTTTCGCTTTTTAAAAGTACCTGAATACGTTGTTTGGCATAATCTTCGCTTTCACAATCTGGAAACGCTTTCATATAAGCGTCAAGAGGTTTAAGACCGGACGCAACGTACTTTGCAAATATACGCTTTTTTATAGATAAAGCACCATTTAATGTCTTTTCGTACCAAGACATCTTGCCAAAACGCCAAATATCCTTGACAGGCTCCCCACCAAGAAATTGAGTACGCTCACAATTTGCCATACCGAGTAAAGTTCTAATGTAGTCAACTTTCTTCTTACCTCTTGCGATGGAACCTCTTTTAATGACCTTGACCACTTTACCATCATCTGACTTAATCCATTGATTAGTCCTTGCAGTCCTCCAATCATCGTGTATATTGGTCTTAGGTCTATGCTCTTTAAATTCTTCTTCATTATCGTATAAGACATATTCCTGTCCTTTTATGGTTCTTTTATACACAGAAAGCCGCTCCCGCACTATGATTGTAATCACGCACCTGTCCTACTCCCTCCGGGCTTTCTCTCTTGATGACTCACCAAACCAACGCTCACCATCAGGTAATATCTCAAATTCACTAAGACATTTTGCACGTGACACTATTTCCATCAACTTACCTTCTATGTTAGAAGATGGGTCTACAATATCAAAAAGGTCAATCTCATTGGCTAACCGTCTTATCTCATTGCAGTTTATAAACACACCATCATCGGTGTAATCAATTCTTATTGTACCCTGAACTCGGGTACTATCTTCTGTACTATTCAAATCCATAGACTAATTTAAAGCAAGGGGTATACAAAATGGTAGTATTAAATGATTTTCAATACAAACACCGTCTACTATTCTATTTAATATAGTAGTGTAGTAGTGTAGTATTACTAAGCTATATAGTATAGTAGTCTTCAAGATATTGTATAGTAGTATAGTATAGCTTATCTATATAGTATAGTATTATAGTATAGCTTAGCTATATATAGCTTATCTATATATAATATAGTATACAGTAAAACCCTTGTCAAGTCTAATAGTACCCTATTTTCTAAAAATTGAAAAAAATTATATTAGCATCTGTGTCTGTCTTATATATATTTGGGGTACACCCCCTAAGCCGATTCGGGTTGAAGTAATCGAATTGGGTAAACCGTTTTGGATGGGTTGCACGTCGGCACATCCAATATCATACCCCTCAATACGTCGCTCTATCTCTAACAATATCAATACTTGAAAATAAATAAAGAAATACGGGAACTTTTAACCCTCTCTTGTCGTGTTAATACCATACATATTATTTCTTCTGCTCCTGAACTGTTCGATTAAGGGGCTAGATATCGAAGGCAGAAGATAAAATCTAATGGATGAGTGTAAAGGTATTCGATAACTCAAGAATACTCTCATAGGTGCAGTATTGCAAAACCCGTTGAAATTGATATATCAGTTAACCATATACTGAGGGACATACGGAAAAGGGAGCGAACTAGATTTGAAAGTAATAACTACTAACTAAATAAAAGGAAACACAAATGAAAAATATACTTTCATTCGTTAAGAGAAATGTTATCTCTAGATTAGATAAGTTTAGAGATAATCATTTAAGTGAAGTTACAAACATACCTAAACCTGTTCCCGATTGCTACCAATGTGGATTACCTGAGCCTATCTATAGGAATTTTAATGATGGGGTAGGAGTCTGCAACGGTTGTTACCACGAACTAGAAAAGTGTACCTATTGCAATTCAAGACAAGTATCTGTTAAGAATGGAATTTGTCACCATTGTATGGTCAATACTTCTCGGGTCTTGGATTATTCAACTAAGCCCGATGTTCTATTCCATAGGATAAAACGTGGCAGAGTTGATACTCCACCATTGATTACCTATGAATATTCAGGTAGACTCAACGGAAAAAGACACGTTTATGAGCATTATGGAGTAGAGATTGAGTGTGATTTACATCGAAGCACAGGAGATAATCCTATTGTTGGAGGTAATACACTCGCTTCTTTAGTGGCTCTAATAGGTAAAGGTTCAACAGGACAAGAAAACTTGCTCTATAGCAAGAATGATTGTACTTGTTGGGTAGAGGTTGTCTCACATCCTATGAGCTGGAATTATTGGTTATTGTATGGTCAGGAGATATTTCAAACCTTGTTTTTGAAGTTAAGAGAAAACAAGTTATTTGGATACTCAGCAAGTGATTCGGGAATGCATATTCACGTTTCAAGAAATGCTATAAAACCATATAATATCAAGAAGTTAATCGAGTTCGTTTATAATCCTAGTAACTTTCAATTTATTCTAGATATAAGTCAAAGAACAGAGGAGAAGTTGCAAGAATGGGGTAACCCATATTTCGGGATAACAGAGCGAGATTATCTTTGGAGGTCTATCAATGATAGTGATTATGCTAGAGACTATCTAGAAAGGTCTACAGCCATTAATCTTCACAATAACAGTACAATAGAGTTTAGGATTTTTAGAGGAACATTAAACTTCCAAAGCTTTAGCAAAAATCTTGAATTTGTACGTTCATTAATCCAATGGGTAAAGGTTACACCGTTGCGAGTCTGTAAAGGTTCGGAAGGGTTAAAGTCTTATCTTGATTTTTTAGAGGTTAACCAAAACGAATACCAAAATTTATGCTTCTTCCTTAGAAGGCGTAATTATGGTTCTTTCAATAAGGTTACTCAGAGATTGATTAGAGAATACTCAGCAAGAATAAATGAACTATCCTACAACTCAGATAATGGAGAATTGCCACAATGTGTATAGCAATACTAAAACCAAGAGGCGAAGTTATCAAAAAATCAACGCTAAAAACGTGTTTTGAGAATAATGATGATGGAGCAGGTTATATGTTTGTAAAAAATGGAGAATTACAATTAGTTAAGGGATTCTTTTCATTTAAGAATTTTTGGAATTCTTATGTAAAGAATGTCGTAAAAAATGGTAATCCCATTTCAGCAATTCATTTTAGAATAACAACACACGGTAAAACCAATGCTGAAAATTGCCACCCGTTCAAGATCAGCAATTCTTTAGGGTTCATCCATAATGGTGTGATTAATTTTGTCAAACCTGACAAGAAAAAATCAGATACATCTATGTTCAATGAACACATCCTGAAGAGATTGCCATCTGATTTCATCCGAAATGGTGCAATTTGTGATTTAATAGAGGAATCTATTGGTTCATCAAAATTGGTATTCTTGAATGATAAAGGCGAATATCTTATTTCTAATGAGGAATTAGGGAAATGGCAAGATAACGTATGGTATTCCAATGATTCTTATCAATGGTGTACCACTTGGAACACTCCCTATGTTTACTACAGAGGAAATGGATACAAACCAGTAACCACAAAAAAAGACAAACAGAAAAGTTTACCTTTAAAGGTTGACCATTCCGAGTGTCAGATGTGTAAGGTACCATTATTAACAAGATATACCCAAAATACTGGGTTCTGTAATGCTTGTGATAATGCTGATTACTCAGGTTAGATAAGAAAAGCCCTGTCTTCGGATGGGGCTTTTTTTTTGACCTTTTTTTTAAACATTTCTAGCATTTTAGGTAGGTAGGTAGGTACGTATTCTATTATACATAATCTTGGATTCGACATTATGTATAATAAATTAGTTAGTTTCACGCTTTATTTTTCACCAATACCTACATTGGCGGCAGTCACTAAATATATTTTTTTTAAACATATCTATTATTGTATGCACGTACGTAAGTAGGTACATAAACATATATAAAAAAGTATGCACGCACGTACTATGCACGTAGGTATTAATAGTATGCACGTAAGTACGCACAAAGTATGCAAGTAAGTAAACAATATGCACGTAAGTACAATAAAAATAATAATTTACCGTATGCACGAAGGTACCTTTTGCCTATGTGGACAATTTGTGGATAACTCTGGGGATAAGTGTATAAAATGGGCATTATTTGGCGGGTATATACTATATATTACTATATATACTATATAATACTATATATACTATACTTACTATATAATCTATGTAATACTACTATATTAACAGGCTTTAATTATATATGTAAAATACTTTACCCACACTTTTACCCACACCTTTTTAAAAAAAGTTTAAAAAAGATGGAACTTTATTAAACCCTTGGGGTATATAGGGTATGAAAACAAACCAAAAAAAGGAAACAAAAATGAGCAAAGATACATTAGTAAGCAAATCTTATAATCTTTATGATAGGGAAAAATATGAAAATGCTTGTAAGCGTTACAAATATGAACTACTAATAAAAGAAAATAAAAAGGACTTTGGGGATAGTTTCTTTTCTAATTCTTATGAGAAAATCGAGGGTGTAAAATTAGGATTAAGATTGGCGGGAATGTACGATTCCTACAAATTAATTTATCACATTAATAAATAAATCTTGGAACTTTTTAAGATTTAAAGCGTATAAAAAGAAAAGGAAAAATAAAATATGAACAATTTAAACAAAATATACGATTTGTTAATTGAATTAGAAGTAGCAACAGAAAACGAAATACAATTAGTAACTAATATTAACGGATGGAATAAAGAATCTTTTAATGACATAATTTATGTTAAAACGGGGTACAATAACATAGAGCAATTAATTGAAGAGGGGTAAGTAATATGAATAAAGGCAAATTAAGATTAAGTATTAAAAACGC